CGTTTCCGGCGTGGCTGCTGCGAACAGGGGGCAATAGGCATCACTCCGGCTTGTTATTATTCCACGCCATGCAGCCGTATATCCTGTTGTTCCTGCTGCGGGTAAAAGTGTCTGTAACTGTGATATAGCGGCGCTTGTCCAGCCAGAGTCTTTCGCCCATGTCGGATTAAAAACGAGATTGCGCCCACCACCGGTACGGTCAATTTTTGCCGCAGCCGCATCTTTTGCATAAATGGATTCGACCGCCCAGAATGCGCTATCATACCAAGTCATTAGGTAGCCGCCCCCTTTACAAGCAGGACGGCGTTGGCATCAAGACCGGCCATTACTCAGGCTGCCCTTGTGTCGGTTTGCGGCGCGGTGCTACCTGCGGTGTTTCCACTCGCCGGACAATCAACATCGGCTCCGCTTCAAGGGCGGCAAGCTCTGCCTCGGAAAACCGGTCGTCCGGATAAATTACTGTTTCAGATTTGTGAGCGATCCCGGCCCGTCGGAATCCAGCTTTTTTTGAAGTAATCTCAATCATTGACACTCTCCTTATGCAAGTCGCTGGACTTTGAGAAGCTCGACATCTTTATACCAGATGTTACTGGCTCCGGTAGCGTCTGTCTGTGCTTCAATAAGGGTCCGGGCTGCGCTTTCAAGGGACGGCGGGTACACAAGGGTTGTCGCCGTGATGTCCAACGGCTCGCCCTCGGAATCCTTCTGTGATTCAAACGCCGCCTTTGCTGCCGCGTAATTGGTAGCGTTAAGAGTCTCCTTGCTCGCGTATGCCAACTGCCAAAAACCGTAACCGACGTTGTGTCTTGCGTCTACTCCGTACACATATTCGTCTCTCATAAAGGCGCGCTCGTCCGTCGGCTTGTCCAGATTCGTTGTTTTGAGTGCCTGACGAGTCTGAAAAACGATAGGCTTGATATACCTTGACAAATCCATCAGATACCACGCGGTCCCGGTTCCGCCTTGGAAGTTTGAAACCGACGTTCCGCCCACAGGATGATCGGTGTCAAAAAAATACTGGCCGTCCCAACACAGGGATGTGAAACCAGCGGAAAGTGCCTGAAATACCAGCTTGTCCGGGTGTTTTTTCGCGCTGCGGGCCATTTCCTGCACGCGGGGGGTGTATCCGGAAAGAGTATTATCAGCTATATCATCGCCCTTGAGCTTGATAGCCGCCTCGAATTTTTTGTTTTTGATAACATACTCAAAAGATTCAAGGTCTTTAATAAAGCGGTCGCCAACCCACTCCCGCATTTGCGGGAACTCTCCGAGCCAGAGATAAACCTCCTCCCGGCTCATGGACTTGGTCTCCATCGCAATCTTGGGCCACAAGGCTTCCGCTGTTTTGAAAGCCTCGTTAAAGACGACGTTGAAGCCCTTGAAAACCGAGCTTACATTATTAATGACAGACATAAAAAAATCCTTTCATGGGGCCATCAGGCCTATCCGATATTGACCCAGACGCCATCGGTGTCAATCATCATTACCTTGCCAGCCACGATACTGTTGCTCCCTGCGCTGGCGACTGTTACGGAGTCCTCAATGTAGCAGTTGCCGCCCTTCTGCGCTGCCGTGACCGGACTGGTGGAGGAGTTGTCAAAGGCAAACGGCCCCCGTTTGACAACCACGGTTTTGTCGCCTGCCGCCCCTGCTGAATTGTCTATTGCATCTGGGTCCGTATTAACGGCGACGCCCATAACCGTGAGGCTAGCTGTATCTGCCGCCGGGACCGCGTTGCCAGATGCGTCACACGCCACGATGTGGCCATACTCGATTGTCGTTGCCGCTGCAATCGGGATACCGTAAGTGATAAGGGGGGATTCTGTGATTTTGCGCTGTGCCATTATTTCGTCGCCTTTCCGTTGTATTTTTTCCAGTCGTCAGGAGAAATGCCGAGTTGCTTGCACACTTCCATATCTTCATCGGTTATCGCCGCCCCGGCCACTACTTTACTCGCCGGAAGGCCATCAACAGGGATCATGCTGCCACGCTGCCGGGAAAGCACAATAAGCCGGAACTGTTCCGGGTTGCTCTTTGCGAGTTCAGTGCCCCATTTTTCGAGTTCGTCCGGCGTAATCTTGCCTTCAGAGACCGCCGTATTGATCAGTTCTTTTGCCTTGATACCTGCTATTTCCGCCTTAAGCGCGATAAGCTCCCCGGACATCTTGGCCGCTGCTGTGGCCGGGGCTTTAAAAGATTCAAGTTTTGCGATGACAGTTTCAACCGTCACATTTTCAGGCAAGTCCAGAGCCGCCAGCACAGACTTAGCGGCAACCGGGGCAGGCTCGTTTTTCGCTGCCTCTGCCGCTGCCGCCATGTCTGCCACCATTTTCTCGACTGCTGCCGTTACATCATCTTCCGTCGCGGTCGCCGGGTCAAGGCCCAAAAGCGCACACAATTTTTCAAACATTCTTGCATCTCCCTGTTCTATTTCCATTCCGATATTCTTTGCCGCCAATGCAGCAATGCCAATTGTTCGCGGCTGGTTAGTCAACGCCACGTTATACAGTTTTGTTATTTTCCGGTCGCCTTCCCTGACCACAAAAACCGGGCTGTGATACCGGTATTCACCAGACGCGATATAAGCCGCAGCTTTGTCGGTCCAGTCAACCTTTGCCCAGAGGCCGTCAATGCCGCGCCATTCCAGCGCCCGAATCCAGCCAGCCGCAGGAGACTGTTCCCCTGTCAAAGTCTGATGCTCATAATCTACAACCATGTCGTGCTTTAGGCGCTCAAAATAATCAATGATAGCTTTTGCGCCTGCCGCGTCCATGACCGCCGGTTCTCCGTCCTCTATTTCGACCGTGCCAGCCCTGAAAACCTGTATCCACTCCGGGGCTTCGGCGTTCAGCTTCCCGGCGGCTTTGAGGATTAATAGTTTTGCTCTCATTTTTTTATCCCTAAATACTTCATCAATGCTGCCTTCATCTCGTTTACATCCACTGGGCGCTGGATCATGAGAAACTGTCGTTGCGGGATGTTTCGCCGCGCGTCCCCGAACTGATGTGTTGCCGCATAAATTTTATTCGTCCCTACAGAAACGCTTGACGCTGTAGTCTTGACGTTGATGCTTCCCATCAGCCCCCCGGCGAATCCTTGCCGCCTCAGTATCGGACCTGCCGCCCCACGCCGCTTGACCGTTTTAGGGGCCAGCTTCCGCCATTTTTTCGGACGGCCCTGAACCTCGAAATTTCGGATTACCGACGTGCGGATAACTTGCCCCCAGATTTTCATAATCGGTTCCGGGTTGGCCATTTTTTTTTGGGCTTCTTTGAGCGACTTAATGAGATCATCGGCATTGACGGTGATTGTGCTACCTGTCATGGTTCAAACAACGGTCCAGTCTTCGGCCAGCATATCCACCTGACTTGCCAGCCAACCCATACAGACTGAACCATCTGCGGTTTTCATGGCGATAGCTTCATGGACCAGCACATCCGGTCCCAAATCTGCGATATCCGCATCTGTGTGGAATTCAAAAATATCCACCAGAAAAAGATACATTCCCTTGCCATTCCATCCGGTCCTTGCCACTTTCATTTTTCGCTTCAGTGCTTCCAGCGCACCGGTTCGTATTCAACCAGAAAGCCGTCATCGTCCGGGTTCTCGTTTTCCGGGACTTTCCAGCCCCTGAATTCATTATATTCACCGCGTGTCATCGGGGTTGACTTCAGAAATTTGTGGCCTGCATGTGCTGTCATTTCCATTTTTTTATCTCCTTTTTAGCCCCGGATGATAAGCCCACCCCGGATCAATACCATCCGGGACTTTGATAATCTCTCCGGTTTTCGGGTTTTTCCAATCGTAATATCTTATGGGTGGAGCCAGCGTTTTGATAACGTCGGGGTATTTATTCCCCAAAATTTCCACCTCTCTTGCTGACATGGATACGACACCGCACCGGCAATTCCATCCGTTGGGCGGTGCATGTGTGTTCCACCACGGATCAGTTGCCGGCAAGACCGTGCCAACCCATCTTAGATGTTCAGGGCGCTGCCTTCGGCTGCTTGACTCGACATATCGCCAGTAAGGACGGGCGTCCAGAACTTCAGGATCGAGCATCGCCTGATAATGACCGGTATGGTAGGCCATACTCAGGTTGGTATTGTAGATTAAGGCCGTCCGCCATGCCATCGTGCCGTAATACTCCCATCCATTCCGGGCGACGGTATCGGCAAAGCTTTTGCGGAAATCGGAAAGGGTCGTGCCGTCTTTTATCGCCTTGTCAATAGCTGCATAGAGATCGGCCAGCAGGTCTTTCTGCATCGCTCCCGAAACCACAAAAGCCTCACTGTGGGCCTCTTCCCAGATGTCCAGCCATGATGTCGTGCCAAGCTGGAGTTTCTTCCGGAAAAATTCGATGGCCGCATCAAAGGGCTGGTTAAGCGCGGACTCAATTACTGTTGGCATCGTACCGCCCTATCAGGTTCGCCAGCGCCATAGCACGGGCCATATATTCGCCGGTCTGGTCCATTGGCAGTTTGAGGGAGAGTATCTTGTCCTTGACCTCTTCGAGGCTTTCTGCGGTCTGGATAAGGTCGTCAATCGGTTTCCAGTAATCTTCCGGCGCGCCTTCCAGCGCCTTCTTGGCGACGGCCTCGGCTGAGTCTTGCGATCTATTATCCCCCGGCAATAACTGCTTTGCAGCAACGGGCGTCGCCGGGACAGCGCTCGGCATCGGGGTTGTGGGAAGGCCGCCAACCTCCTCCTCTCCGTCCTCGGTATCCGGGATCGAGAACTCCCTGCGGACATATGTCAACGGCATTTTGACACCCCGGTCCATAAGGGCTGTCATCCAGTTGGCCTTGGCTACCAAGTCCTCTGACTCTTCCCAATCCGGATAATACAACGGTAATTTGGAGTCCCACCCAAAATTGAATCCGACAAGTGGGCGGAATAGCTGGTTACGCGCCGTCGCCGCAATCGCGAAAGTATCAGACTTTACAAGATCGAGCCGGACCTCATTTTTAAGATTATCAGACGCGTATGATCCGGGCGTTCCCGAATCTGCCGCCTGTGCATGACCTAGCCACGCCTTACTAACTTCACGATCACAAAAGCGGATAAGGTCGCCATATATACCGCTTCCGAGCGCTCCCGATACGGTTTCAACAAATTCTATTTCCGTATTTTTTGAAATCACGCCTGATGCGTCAACGCCTATCCGCCTGACGGCTGTCTTAAGGGCTGATATATCATCAGGTGACGCCGATATGTCATATTTGCCAAGGCGCACCGGCATCCCGTAAACCTCTATCAGGGCCAGCCAATCCTTAACAGAATAATTCTTGAACATGTCCATCCACGCCGATACCCTAAAAAGTCCGGATCGCGTCGGGTGGCCTGTCATGCCATTGTAAATGTGCATCATCATTGACCACGCCGGTATATCTATCCCTGCCGGGTCGTCATCTGTTATGAGGAGCGGATACCGCCGGAGCATCCCGTCGCGCCCGTAAAAGATAAACCGCCGCTGGTCAATAAAATCAAAGCCAGTCGGCATGGCCTGCTTGGTTGACACGTCCCACTTGATTTCCAGCGCTGCGAAACCCTTACCAATCGCGTCCTGCATTGACACGAGCGTGTCTGACCATTCCGTCATGCTGTCAAAAAAGGCCTGCACAAAATCATAAATCTTAATGTCCCGCTTATCATCAGACGCGGGTTCCAGTAAGAAATTGACATCCCGGACAGCATTGCACCGCTTGCTTTTCTCTCCCGCAAGATGCCCGTCGCGCTCCTCAATCTGTGTGAAAAGCTCGATTTGTCGCCGCACGTCCCCGGCATCCGCGTCGCGGAAAATTGACGCAAGCCGCTGCGGCGTAAGGCCGTGCGAAACATATTCCCGGCCAGACATCTGGATAGGGGCATCCGGGAGCGGTCTCCGGGCTGGTTTTTTTGCGGCTGAAGTTGGCCGTCCGAATTGATCAAAAAGTTGTGTCAAAGTGGTCCTCTGCTGTGTCGGCTATCAACCGTCTCGTAATCTGCAATCGGGGCTATGTTTCGTATCCCAGTGTAGGCCCCGTACCGCAGGGCATCCGGAGAATGGTCATCTGCTTTAAGCGGCTTGTCTTCCCCCCGCGCCTGCGCCTCTGGGTCCCAAGCGTACCCCTTGTGTTCCCGGCAAGTATTTACACATTCTGGGCTTATCCGCAAATACCTATTCCCGAACAGCCCCATGACGTACTTTATCCCGTTTTCAACATCGTTATCTGCCTGAATAACCGGCAGACGGCGGCAGTATAATTCCGCCCGGAAACTTGCGGCTGACGGGTCAAGATATATTGCGTCTATATGTACTCCAGCCTCTTTTGCCCATGCCTCGTAATCATCTGCGTATTGTGTGTCTGTCTTGGTCAGCTGCTGGCCGGTCGCGTTGCTGTCATAGTAATACTCTTTTACCACCGCGATGTCCTGCGGCGTGTTGTACCCGATGAGCAAAAAAACCATCGGATTTGTCGTGCCGTAATCCATGCCGACGATATACCGCCGGTATTTTCGCTTGCTGCATTCCGGGTCAAAAAGTTCTTCCGGGATGTTGTAAATCTGGCCCTCAGCGTCTACCCATTTGCCCAGAATGTAACGCTCATAATAGACGCCGGTATTCTCGCGCTCCAACGCGGCAACGTATTCCGGCGGCAAGGTTGGGTTATCGGACAGCTTGAAATGGTGATACTGGACGAGGCCCTTGTCTATGTATTCTTTTTTAAGCCAGTGCTGAGTGCCTTCAGGGTTACATGATCCGTACAGTTTAGCGCCCGGCGTCGAAAGCCGAGTAAGCAGCATCTGGAGGAAAGTTTTTGGCCAGAGCGCTACTTCGTCCCCAACCGCCCACCACAATGTCCCGCCGTGGATTTTATTTTTGCTCTGCTCATCATTACACCCAACTCCCCGGACCTCATGACCGCTTATCAGGATTTGCCGCCCAGAATCCTTATAAGAGACCGAATCTGGCGCAATGGATTTCAGCGGGTCAAGGACATTTTCCCGGAGAGTTTCAAGGGTCTTGGCTACCAGCACTCCCTTGCCCGGCATGGTGTTGGCAAGGTACAGGATCAAAAAATACAGCCCGTAAGTTTTCCCGGAACGAACCGATCCGCAACACAGCGTAAAGCGGCCAAACTCTGGGGTCAAAAGGAACTCTATCTGTCTCTGATTAAGCCCCTTCACCCGGCTCTGCCATTTCTCCACGCAAAATTTTCAAAGCGTCTGCTAAATTTTTTGCAGTGTCTTCAGCGGGCTTGTCGGGTTCGGGCTTGTCGGACATCCCCAAATGGTTTTTTGCGTGGAAAATCCACACTGCCGGGTTTTCCTCTGCCATTTTCCAGCCGGTACGCCTCAGGGATATTTTCCCGCCAGCCCTTTTTTGTTGGAAAACCTCCGAAAAATTTTTACCGTAAGTCCGCTGGCACCAAGCCACCAGCGTATCCTCGCAACAATCGAACCAGTCGCAAATCTCGACCTCGGTACATTGTAAAGAGCATAACTTTTCAAACTCTTTTTTATTTATCTCTTTCAATGCCCTACCCATACTACCGCTCCCTCAACCGCTCTTCAAGCCGCGCCATCTGGGTTGACAGCGCCTCGCGGTCTATATCGACCTTCAGCACAGCAGCTTTAAGCTCCTTCACTGCTTCACATAAGGCAATCCGGTTCTCCTTTGCCGCCGCCATAATCGCTTCGACCTGCCGCTCGCACTCGTGCTGCTGGACGAATATTGTTCGGCCATCACGGAAAAATCGATCATGGAAAGTTACGCTGCTATCTTCAAGCGCCTTGATACGTGTCTCGATATTGACGACTTTGCCATGTATTATTCCGAGTCGGTACACAAGCCCTGATATTGTCAGCGCAGCCCCGCCGATACCTAAAATCGCAGGAATATCCATGCGTTATTTCTTCCATCCCTGCGGCCAGATGCTACCGATTGGCTGCCCTGACGGTTGTGGCATTGAGGTTTGATGCTGCGGCATCCCGTAATCCACAGCGTGGCCCGTCATTTGGTTAGCAGGCACAGACTGTAAGGGGTGAGCGTATTGTCTTAACTGTCCTGACATTTCATAGAGACGGTTAATGTCAATTTGCGGCGCTGCGGCCAAAGCATTGCTAACAGCCTCTATCTCCTTGATGTACGCATCGTTAGCGTCAATAAGCGACTGCGGAACATTTCCGGGAATCGCAGGCTTGACCATGCTCAGAATTTGCCCGACGGCCATAAGGTGATCTTTCCATCTGCCTATCTGGTCCATTTTTACGCCCCCCTTACATCGCTCGCGTTCTCTTCGGGACAGTGGGGTTCCGTTGTCTCTTCCGGCTCCCGGTCATCATCCTGAGCAACTGTAATCCCCGCGATAAAATCGGGCTTCACAAGCCTATAATCCGTGCCGATCACCAGTGCTGTCAATGCCACTCCCAGAAAAACTCCAACTCTCAAATATTTCATGCTTTTGTCCTTAATAATTTTGGTTATCAACAAAAGGGCTTTTTGTCGCCCTCTGGCAGTTCCCCGCCAGTCGTTTCGTTCCGATATTTGGCATGGTATAAAAAGCCCATCAAAACCTGATACAGGAATTGACCGGCTTTCAACCCTTCATCAGCCGCTAATTCTTCAATCTCTTTTTTGACATCATCAGTGACGTATATCCTTAAAACTTCTGTCCGTGACTGCAATAATTCGGACGGATGCCGAAATAAAAGAAATTTCTTCATAGAAAAACTCTTCCCACAGAATATCCGTTCTGTCAACAACAAAATAAGGAGACTCCGAAAATGAATGGAATGAACGGAACAGGAATGAACCCGGCTGATATCATGGCCCTGACGCAGGGGAACAGCAAATCCGAGCCGTGGTGGCCGCTGATCTGGTTTGCCCTGATCGCCAATGGCGGCATGGGCTTCGGCGGTACACGGGACACTGCAACCGCAGACGCTCTGGGCCGTATTTCTCAGGACACCAGCGCCGCTGCGGTTGCTGCTGCAAATCAGACCAGCACTCTGCTGCAGGCAGGCGCGTCCAATAACGCTATGACCGCCGAGGCGATGAACCGCATTGCCGCAGATCAGGCCGCATGTTGCTGCAATACCCAACTGGGCATTGCCAATCAGACAACCGCTCTCCAGCTTGGCCTTGCCGGTGTTAACGCTGACGTTGCCAGCAAGTTTGCCGCACTCCAGCTTCAGGCCTGCAACGACACCCGTGATTTGCAAGCGCAGATTGCACAGTGCTGCTGTGATAATCGGATCGAAGCCCTGCGGACTCAGAACGAGATTGACAAAACGGCCTGCGCCACACAGGTAGCTATCCAGATGCAGACCATGACCCTGACGCAGGAATCAACCCGTAACACGCAGGCGATCATCGACAAGCTCAACCAGCAGAATATCGACCTGCTGAATGATCGTATTGACGAAAAAGATCAGGTAATTGCCGAACAGCGCCTTGCCCTGAGTCAGTCGAACCAGAACAATGTACTTGTCGCTACCATACAGGCACAGACGAACGCAATTCTTGCCGCTATTCAGGCCACTTGCGGCGGCAGTTCTTCTTAAGGAGTCGTTATGACACGTAAGTATATGCTCAGACCCGTCGCTCACTGTAGCAACGGCTGTTGACTAAAGCCCGGCTTGTTGGTAGATAACGGGCCGGGCTTTTTATTTTTTTTCAAAATCTTATATCAGGAGAGACGGCAATGCACGAAACAACGTATGATATGTATAATAAGTTGATGAATCATCTTTTTGACGTTGCGAACACTTACTATGCAATCGCCATCAGCGCTATGGTTGCCGGGCTTGACGGCATGAGCCATTTCGCCCTCAATGAGAGTCACGAACGCTGGCACTACGGCCACAAGATCGCGGAACTTATCATGCTCCACGACGGCAGGCCGGATATTACCGTCCGTGAAGCTCCCCGACAGGAGTATGCCAACCCGCTTGATGCCCTCACCGTTATGAAAAAATGTGAGGCTGAGACTATCAGCTTGCTGAATGAACATGCTATGATAGCCGTTGAAAGCGATCCGCTGGCCCTTGAAAAAATGGGCAAGTGGAGAAGAAAACTGATGAAAGAAAGAAATGAGATTTTTGGAGTTGATATGATGTTCAAAAAGGCTGGCGCGACAGTGGCGAGCATGGATGAGGAATTGCGGGAAAAGTACGAGTGCATGGTCAAAGTGGAATGTGTCCGGCACAAATATTGATCATTAAAAAAAGAAAGCGCGTATCGGCGTTATGAGGTCTATCATAGAACTCATAATTTAGATACGCGCTTGGTCGGACCACCAAGCCTCACAAAAAAAAGGCTGGCTCAACTCATGCGAGAAAAAGGCCTATATAAAGAGCACCAGCGTAGGACATGCCCCGCTGTAATGCTTTATCCATACGACAAATGTGCCTACTTGTCAACCAAAAAAATAAAAGCCCGACCGGATTAACCGCGACGGGCTTGAATTATATATCACAGCGGGACCAGCTTACAGGTTCCAACCACCTGTGCTGATACTGTTGTAATAACCGTTTGGCCTATTGGTATCGCCCCTACATCGAGGCAGCATATCGCAATGCCCAAAGGCTTCCGCTGTGATTTTGGTATATGCGATAATATGTATCATAGATACTCTTTCTTTTTTTTTGAGACTTGAGACTGGACCGGGCGTCACTCCGGCTTTATGTCGTGCACTACATGCAGGCACCGCTATCGCAAGCGGGTTTCGGCTCGCCTAAACGTATTTATCCGTGCCTGATCCTTCCATACCTGCGCGTGTCCCCTTCCACGCCGCCAGCCTCAAATTTGATGTGCGGGCCGGGCTTGATACCGGCTATCCGTGATTTTATCGGAGTTATCCTCGTTCCCATGCTTATGGGGGATATACCGCGTGTCCATCCACGCCGTCGCATATTTTTAACTGAAACATATCAACCATTGACCGCGCTGTCAACAGCTCTGTTCATTACTTTTGCCAGTTTTTTCCTTGCGATCCTGAGTTTGCATTCCTGTACATTATACGCCTTATCAACCTCGGCGCTTGACTGCATTAAATTCAGATCGATTAATCCCTGTCTGAGAGTGTACACTTCTTCAGACAGTCTTTCGATTTCCGCCCGATCATTATCATTAATATCTACCATTTCGCTACCCCCGCAATATATTGTTTTTCCGCCAATTGGCGCGCCCGGTCAAGCTTGGTCCAAAACTTTCGCCGTGTCTGCCGGAACGCCGTGATTATACCGCTATCTCTGACAACGACAGTTACCCCGTCCCGGTGTAGCAGTTGCGCTTTCTTGCGCCCAACCGCATACACGGGCCTCTCAATCGCATCGCGTATTTGCCGTCTAGTAATATGCCGTTTGCCAGCCATCCTATTCAAGTGATCTGTCCAGTGCATTCCTCCTCCAAGCGTAACCTGTCAACCGTCTTATTATATTTCCGCCGCACGGTTGCCAAGGTGTTGTCATTAATCGCCCGGCTCCACGCCGTTTCAACAAAATCGAATAAGTCGCCAGTGCTCCTGATAACAACGTACCTGCCGCCCGCCGCTGTGATAGCAGCCTCAGCGGCCTTTTGGTCTGCCGATTGGCTGCCCTTTGCAGATTTAAACTCGATCCCGACAAACCGACCCGCGATACAGCAAGTCACGTCTGGCCAGCCCTTACGGCATAAGTGGACATACCCGCCGTTGGCCTTTACACTACCGGAATTTGTCCGGGTGGAATAGACGGGAGCACCGGAGACCTCAAGCATCTTAAGTATTTTTAGGCTCTCTCTCTGTATTTCGCTTTCAGTCATTCATCTCCTCCTCAATCTCTTCAACCGCTCGCCATAAGGCGGCCTCTGCTTTTCGGGACGCTTTGATTTTACCCTTTAAGATAGCGCGGCAACTTTTCTCTGACATCCCGGCCCTGTATACAATTTCCTTGAACGAAGTCCCATATTTCAGAAAATAAAAATACGATTTATGGGAGCTGGCCACCATCGGTTTGAGATAAAGGTCATAGCCGATCCCGAATACCCTGCAAAGGGCGGCGACCTGATAAGCGGCAGGGGGCTTATGTTTCTCAATTTCATGTTGTGTTCTGTCGGTCCAGCCGCATTTTTTAGCGCAGGCCTTGACAGTCAATTCTGAAAGTTCCCGGAACCGCCTGACTTCCCTACTTGTCATCATATTCCTATCCTTTCCGGGCGGGGCTGGCCAGCCCTTACGGTTACTTTCTGGCGCCGTCGAAAAGTTTTGCAAGCATGTCCAGCGTGTCGTCATCCAGCGCTTCCAGTTTCTGGCGGATACGGTCTTCAAGTTTTATCTTCAATTCGGCGCGTTCCTTCTTGCTCATATTGCGTATCTGGTCTTCAGTGAGCCGTGTATCAATCATCATTTGTCGTCTCCTTTATCAATCCAAAAAAGTTTGCTTATTCCGCGTCATCGACATGATAGACCATAATATATATTGACATGCCTGTCAAATAATATTATTTATAAACAGATTTATTTTTAACTGGGAACATAACAACTGGAGGTGTTGATGACAGTAAGGGTTTATCATATTACAACGCGTGAACTGCTTGAAATGATAAGAGATAGGGGGCACAAAATATCAATGACTGCTCTCTTATTGCAAGCCAAAAACAACCTTCTCCGCAGTGGCGTATGCGTAAAAAAAACAAAGGTTTACCTGTTTTCTGATGACGCTATTGACTATGTAGAATACAGACCAACTGGACGGCCGAAAATCAAAAAATAAAGTGTTTATAAAAAATATTTAATTGACAACCGCATGTGGATAAACTATAAATCTTCCCAGATTTAAAAAAAACTGAAACCCACAACCAAGGAGATATAATTATGATAGTTGTATCAATCAAATCTGACTGGATAGCCGAGATCATAAAGGCCGTTGAAAAGCATATCAAAACAGTTGACACGACCGAAGGATTTTATGTAACCGACACACGGCACAATGATGATCTTGGGACATACGGCGGAAAGGAGACTGAATATGATTCCCCCGATTTCCCTCCGGTCACAATGTGCCTATATGGATTTCCGATGACGGCACCTGACGGATGCTCTGACCGCAATCTTATCAAGGACGGGCATGATGTCATGTCCCTCATACAGGAATATGTTGTTGATGAGTATGAGACGATAAAAAACGACGGATACCCTGACCTCCGACTTGTTGCCGGGTACGAGATCGCACACGATTACGGCAGCGAGATTGACAAGCCTCCGTCTGTCTGGTTGACCGTCAGATTTGAGATCGAACCGATCTGGTAATATAATCAGTCCCCCGGTTTAATGCCGGGGGAAGAATGGAGGTCACATGGCAAACAAAAAAGAAATATCCGAATATAGGCAGCATGGAGGGATCAACTATTCCTCGCTAGCTGATTTTTATGACGGTCCCGACATAGCCCTGATGCGGTTGGCCGAAAGGCGTATGTCACAAGAGATGGCTATCGGTAATGCTTTCGAGGCTGTCCTGCTGGACACTCTTTCCGGAAAAGACCCGGTTTATGGCGAGTTTGGCAAGGGCTTTTTTGTGCATTCCGGTAATATACCGGCATCATACAATCCAGCGTGGATTGAATCTGCTGCGAATCTTGGTCAATTTTACATCTACAACAAGAAAGCGAAAAAAGATGAATCCCCGGCCCTAAACGGAACATATAAGGCGCTACATGCAATACTTGACGCCTGTCAGGAACACCCCGGTTGCTATCCGATTGCTGCCGATGAATTCGCGATGCTTTGCCAGATGGCGGTGAACATGCTCAAAACAGAATTTATCTATCCTGAACTACGCTCCGGGCAGACTGTACGCGGCAAGGTCGGCGATTTTTTTACGATGTGCACCTTCCAGCAGCCGCTCTACTGGAGCGACAAGAAAGCCCTGCCGGACGCTTATATTACGCGCTCGGCTGATAATGCAACACTTGTTTTTGATTTAAAAACAAGTGCATCAATGTCGCAAGGCCGGGCGATGGTCAAAAGCAGATACTGGATACAGGATATACATTACACGGAGGGACTATCAGCAGTCAAGTCAGGTCACACCTTCCCAATGATTTTTCTTTTTGCCGAAAAAAAGCCGCCGTTTTTATGCCAAGCCTTGACAATAGACAGCCAGAGCCGGGAATATGCTATGCAGGCTTACAAATCGCTCGTTTCCGAATATCATGACTGGAAAACATCCGGATGCCCGGCGCGTGGATACAGAAACCCTGAAAGTATAAAACTCTATCTGTAAGGAGGCGCACATGACAAGCAACAGCATGGTAGCAGCGGTGACGCCGCAGGAACTTACGCCGCAGGAAGATTACATTATCGGAAATCTCGTGATCGAAGGGAATCTCGCAGTACTGTCGATTGCCGATAAGGTAGCGTATTATCACGCCGTGTGTAAGAGGCTCGGCCTTGATCCCATGACGCAGCCCCTCCAGATCGTAAAATTTCAAGGGAAAGAGGTCTTATATTGCGGACGGTCTGGAGCGCAACAGCTTAATCACCTGCACAAGATCAGTCACAGCGTAATTTCACGCGAGACAGTTAACGATTGCTATATAGTGACAGTCAGGGCAACGCTTCCGGACGGACGGTATACTGAAAATTGCGGCGCTGTATCATTATTATCATCAGCCAAAGGGCAGTTGATGACCGGGACTGATTTTTGTCACGCGATCATGAAAGCGGAGACGAAGGCAAAACGACGGGCCACCCTTGACCTAGTTGGACAAATGGCTTTCATGGCGTCCGATGCGGAAATGGAGGATATGCTCAATATCGAGACAACTAAGGCAACCACCGAGCAGTCAGTCCAGCCAGCAACCCCGGCGGATATGGGGTTTGGCAATCCGCCCCCTACTGGCCCGAATATCCAACAGGCAGCCGGGACAACGCAAAAAAAAGATTGATACTAACCGCCCCGACTCTGTGGCATGGGCTTGGGTAGATAGACCACATTAACAGAGATATGAGGAGAAAATTAGATGATTACAATAAACGGCAAGACCTTCCACGGGTCAAATATCACGGTTATAAATGATCGCGTTTTTATCGACGGTAAGGAAGTCAATGCTGGAGACTCTTCCGGTAAAATTTTGGAAGTTGTTATTTCCGGAGAAACGGCAAGCATTAATTCCGAAGCTCCTGTTACAGTCAATGGCAATGTGCACGGGAACGTCAAGACATATGGGGCATTACAGTGTTCGGGCAGCATCACTGGCAAAGTTGACGCTGGCGTCTCAGTGAACTGTGGTGATATTAATGGGAATGTAAATGCTGGCGGCTCAGTGAACTGTGGCTATGTCAGCGGCGGGATTGATGCCGGTGGAAGCGTCAACCGTAAAGGCAACAGAGTTGGAGTTGTCGGAAATAACGCTACTATAAATGGCGGTATTAAATTTTAATGCCCAACCGCCCCGGTCCACCTCCGGGGCACGAAAAATATAGTTCACTCCTCATCGCCGCATGGCGCAGCGACACTGCAAAATTTGAGAGGATCATGTCAGACACAAACGGTTACAACAGGAGGGACAAAAATGACAGATACTAAAACATCGGGGCTGATAGCTTTCGAGGCTTTCCACCGCGTGTTGTTCGGGAGGACGTCACAAAGATGGATGATGATTACCGAGCAAGCGAGGGAGGCGTGGGAAGCAGCGGCTGAAGCCGCCATTACCGCAGCATCTCAACAGCCTGCCCCTACTGCGATGTGTAAAATTTACGGGAGCGAAGTCGAATTTGAAATGGATGTCCCGGAAGAAAATCTGGTCAGAACGTGCCAGTATATCTGGGACAACCCGCAGGAATTCTCAGATTTTAAAGCGAATTCAGAGGGCGCTTATTACGGTTTTCTGAAGTTTTTGTGGGGACGGCGGCCTGACGGCACAGAATATCGTCTCGATGACATCGTTGAATTATGAGAAGTGTGTAAAAGGAGCGCATATAAATGGCCGGTGTAAATAAAGTAATCCTTCTCGGAAATCTGGGACGCGACCCGGAACTGACCTATACGCAGAGCGGCATGGCGACATGCAGGCTTTCTATAGCGACATCCGACAAGCGCAAGGATGGCACGGAAGTCACCCAATGGCACCGCTGTGTAGCGTTTGAACGGCGGGCGGAAGTCATTGCCAAGCATTTCCGCAAGGGCAGCAAGATATATATCGAGGGGAAGCTCAGTTACGGGCAATATGAGAAAGACGGAATAAAACACTATACTACCGATATTATCGTCAACAGCTTCGAGTTTATCGAATCAAGGGGAGATGCCGGTCAACAGGGCAGTTATGCACCACCGCAGGGCGGGGGATACCAGAAGCCTCCGCAACAGGGCGGCGGATATGCTCCTCCCGGCGGTTATCAGCCTCCGCCACATCAACCCTCCTATCAGGGACAGGGTAACGGTTATCCGGATGATGACGATATTCCCTTCTGATCCGGAATCCTGCGTGGTCAGCCTGAAAAAATATCAAGGGATAACAGGCATCTGCGGTTATCCCTGTTATTTTTTTTACTTACCTTGCATTTTTTTATTGACATTGTAGGGCCTATAGGGCTATAGCCCTTACAACGCTGACAACAACCTTAACAAGGAGGTCAAACATGAACAATCTTATTGGTAAAAGAGTACAGCACGCTCGTACCGGCAAGACCGGTGTTATCGAGGCAGCGGATACCACATCAGGCAGCCTGAACCCGGAAAGCATCATTGTCATCACGGAACAGATTGAAATACCGGAACCCACGGCAGCAGAAAAGGCCGCTCCGCTCCTGATGCTCCCCGCGCCCTGCGAACATCGGGTTCAAAGGCACATCGCATATACAAGCGCGGCGATATATTCCCGGTGCGAATGTTGCGGAAAGCTGGTCAGTGTCCCCCCGGAAAATTTTGCCGCGCCGCTCCCCGAATGGCTGGATACGCGGCCCCGCTACCGACGCAACATCTGTCTGCCGCATCAGAGTTATACCCGGCAATTCCAGCCGGTTCCGGCATGACATGGCAATGCGCCCATTGTGACGCGGAATATGAAGATAAAAATGACGCCCGGCTGTGCTGTGTAGACACGGACACCTGTTACAAATGTTGTTGCTGCGGGGTCGTGCATGATGACGAGGACGACGCGGAAGACTGTTGCGATGTCGGGTGTATCAGCGGGTATCTGTGCCATTGTGGCGAATTTTACGAGTGCATGTGCGCCGTTGAATCCTGCGAATGCCATAACCCGGAAGGATACGACCTTTGCCCGATATGCGGGCATCCGGACAGGACCGGTTACTGCTGTGGCGGCGCAGGCCGCTGGACTCCGGAATTGCCCGGCCAGATGCACCTTGCTGATTGCGCCTAAAAATAATGCGATAATATAAAAAACCCACCGGCCACAGCGCCGTGGATGGAAGGATACATGGTGATATTAAACGACAAAATGTTCTGCGGTGAGGTTGCGAAATTGACCGGCTTATCACGCAAAACCGTCACCAACCACTCCAAAATGTTTGTAGAGGCCGGTCTCGCCGAAAAGGCGGGGCGGAAGACAACGCTCTATTACCCGTCGGCAGTGGAATGGCTGCTGGAAAATGTCAAGCCCCGGATAAGCCCTCGGTCATAATATAATCTCATCTGCCGGGACTGCAAAAATCGTGGCCCCGGCAGTTTCAGGTTGACATAAAATTTAAAATAGTGTAGTTTGTAGCTATAGCTTAAAGATACTCTAATCACAACAAACGGAGGCTTGGAATGATTGATTACGGTGCATATGTTCGGAGTGCGAGAAAATCTCTTGATGCGTCAAGGATTCGGTTCGGGGTCATGATCGGGGCATCGCCCTACACTGTTCGGGACTGGGAAATCGGTGTAAGGCCGCCGTCCCCTCCGTATCTGATGGTCATAGAAATGAAGACAGGAATTAAACCGGAGCATTTCAGGACAGCGGATGGGGAGACAATGAATGGATAGAGGCGAGTGGATAGGCATATCAAGGTTTATCGTCTCACTTTTCCCGACAGATAGGCCGTATGGAGAGCATGAGGCGCTTATATCTGTCCAGCTCGACTATGATAACGACAAGACTGTTTCTGTGTCTGGCTACGCCGCTGCGTGGAAATGGAGCCGGAGCAAAGTAAGGACCTTCCTCAAACGATACGGCCTTGAAATTGAATATGCAGGGTTGCATAGCAGGCAGGGCCTCGGCAAAATAAAAGGACATCGAACGATACAACGACAGGACAACGATAGGACATCAACAGGACAAGTAAGATTCATTGACACAAAGGCTTCGCGGCGTCCGCAGGACAACGATTGGACATCAACAGGACAACGACAGGACAACGAGCAGGACACTACTATAAATACTAATACTAAAACTGAGACTGATATTAATAATATTATTTTGTCCACCGACGCCCCTGAGAAAAAAAGGCCTGCAAAAAAAGTCAAGTCATCTGCCGTTCAGCCCGAACCCGACCTGTCAGGAGCAATTGCCGGGAAGCTATCCCGATACACTTCTTCGCAGAACGATCTGATTCAGGAGGCCTTCCGGATAATCGCCAGATGCCGCAGAACCGGCAAGGTCAAGGATTCAGTTCTTCTGGCCGAAGCTGAGTACTGGGAAAAGTTTCCTGCTGAAGCCGTAGAGGACTGCATAAAAATCCTGATCCGGGAAGAGGATAATCTGACCGGGAACAAAAAAGAGCGGTTTCTTCAAGGCTGCCTCCGAAACTGGAAACCCTCATTACAGGCCCGTCCTTCGCCAGCGCCTCAACAGCAGGAGTTTGGGACTTTTGAGATTATCCACGGCGGCGCTGGCCAACCGGCACGGATGGCAAAAGAAAGCTGGCAAGATGGATATGTTGACCCTGTAACCGGGGCTGTTAAGGACCGCACCCGGTGGGTGATGCCGGACGGTCGGCGGCTATCAGGGAAGGAGCATGAAGGGATTTTGTCTGGAATCAGGGCGCTGGAAATACTGAGAAAAAGAAAGGAAGGATAACACATGAAAGAATCTGAGCATAAACAGTTTGTCGGCTGTATGATGGGCCTTGCGGCATCACTTGCTGGCAAGGATGCACCGTCAGAGATGACAATCGTGGAATGGATTTATGATTTTTCAGAGTACGATTTCCGGGACATCAAGGCTGCTGTATCTTCCGCGCGGAAAGAGCTTACATACTTCCCGGTCCCGGCAGAAATTATTCGGCGTGTCGAACTTGCGAAGAAGGCCCGGCAGGATACTGAAATCAACGCTGCGCTGGAAAGCCGGTGGTCAGTAATCAGGGCGGCTATCAAGGCGGGGACGTGTGAGGCCCTTGAGGACACGTCAGCTGGATGGGCTGCTAAATGTTGCGGCGGCTGGAAGAGGGTTTACGGACACTACAGGGCGAAGGATTGGGAGGCCCTGAAAGTTTTCAGGGATGCTTTCTTCAACCGGATACGCGCCGATATCGTCCGGCAAGTCAAGCAGCTTCCTGCCCCGGATTGTAGAGCCGAGCTTGGTTTTGATGACCAGCCCGGCAAACTGGACCACAGGCCATCACCGCATATGGCCGCTGGACGGCCTCAGATGCCCCATAAACAGACTTTTCCTGGGAACGCGGCTTGTGGCATGGATGCACTCAAAAAAATGGCAAATAGGGGGCAATGGCAGCCCATGCCGAAATAAGATAGCCATAAATAGGGAGCGACGGATGGAAACTGAAGATACCTGTAAAACATGTAGGCATTTCAACGTTACGTTTTGCCGGGCAAAAAGGGAAAGTTTTCCGTGTTTTACAACGGAATTCCCGGCCTGCGAAATGCATGAGAAAAAACAAGTACGGCTATCCAGCAACGTCCCAAAGAATTTCTCTCGCGGGGACAGGGGATAACGGCCCCCACTACTCGTAAAAATCGTTTTGATGCAAAAAAAGACTTGACGCCATCTGCGTTTTTGTGCAATATAAGCCACACAACAAAAAAAGGAGACCGATGGAAAAAATATATTCGTTGAAGGATTTGGCACACAAAACAGGCCGGTCGGTCCGATTGATGCAACACATAGCAAGCGAATTACGAGATATAGGCGCTGCTGTTAAAGCCGGTCGGATTACAGTAATCACAGACATTGACGCAGCCGCCGAATATGTCAGGTCTGGCCGGGGGAAAAACAGGGCGGCAAGGCTTGCAGGCAGCTACGATAAGAAAAAGGAGTAGCGTAGTGGACGAATACGACTGGACCTTCTCGGTATTAAACGGATTCGGGGAAAACGTCGAGGTGACTGTTATAGCCTCAACGAGAGAAGAGGCGGAACGGAAAGCGCTTGAAGAGATTGATAGACAAGATATCGAATTTGAGAAAATAAAGCGCGAACACTTCCGGAAGCACGCTACAAAATTTATGACGTTGATGCGTCGAGCAAAAGATTAAGATAGGAGATTATGACAAAAATGGAACATCTTATAGGCAGAGATGTCATTGTAAAGAGTTCCGGCAGACTGGCTAGAATAGTCAGGGTTAGTTGGAATTATATCTGGGTTACTCACGATGGAGTAAGAACAAGCAGGTGCTTACGGAGGAATTGTGTTCTCTTGTCCGGGAAGCCTGATACCATTTTAACCTCAGATTATGCCCCCGATTATAAAATCGAAATCCATAAAAAAGATACAGTTAATGATGCTGTAAATCTTGGCAGCCCTGATGTAGCACGACGCAAAATGAAGTTGTCAGAAATGCTCGAAGTGCTTCACAAAAGCGTTGCGTTATCAACAGAAGATGAACTCGCATCAGGTTGTGAACTGATCATCGCAACGCAATCGCTCTCACATTCAGAAAGAGAGTCCTTGATACAACTTTTTGATGATGGGCCTGTTGAAGATGGGGATGTAATCAGCAAGAGTGATAGAGATAGCCTCATTGAAAAAGGTTTCGCGAATCGCGTAATTGTCAATGGGGCCGACGGATATACCGCCTGCAATTACAAGGGCGCATGGGCTTGCAGGTTGATTAATGCTGGAGTCTGAAACAAGGAGTAATATTATGACGGATGACATTATTGGCAAAAATGTTAGAGTAGTGACAACTGGCAGGACCGGTGTGATTGTAGGCTGCGAAACGGGCTTTGTCCGGGTCAGCTATGGCGACGGCAAACGTAATTATAGGGTATTGGCTCAAAACATAGAGATGCTACCTGAAATTTCCCCGACACCCGATGATGATCGTTTTCACCACGGCGCTCCTCCCGGTCTCGACTGCCGGGATGCTATTAGGAGTATGCCGGCCAGAAGCGACCATCTTCCGGAAGCAGTCGCCAAATATATTTCTCAAAATAATTATGCAGTCGCAAGGGGCATGGCTTATCATCTGTACGGCCCTATGGCTACTATTATTATATATGCCCCGATGACACATATCGGAGTTTGTTCGGTCAGAAAATTTTGCGAGGCTGTCCCAGATGTGTCCGGCAAATTTTACCTCATGTCAGAGGCCTCACCAAGATGGGCTGCTATCGTCAAAAACTGGCGGCTGATATGCGATCTGATGGATTACGAGTGCCCTGATTGGCGAACTAATATAGATCAGTGTAATCTAGTTGACGCACTGCTTGACGACATCTATGACAAGATAGGTGGGTGATATGTTGGAGTGCGTATATTGCGGATGTAGGTACGATGACATAGGGCTTGCAACGCTGTGCTGCGTTGCAGTTGACGAGATAAAAAGTGTCAGGGGATGCCTGTATAGGTGCAACTGTGGGATAATCTATGGCACATGGTCGGATGTTACGGAGTGTGATTGCCATGAGCCGATATTTATAGACGACGAGGAACCACAAGTATGAGCGTTGATGGCCGCAAGGATGATGCCGGAAAGCGCCCTTGGCATCTGCTCCCGTGGACGGCAATCGGGTTGATTTCAGATGTCATGGCATATGGCGCTGGGAGATATGGGGCCGAATCATGGAGGCATGTCCCGGAGTGGAGAGACAGATATTTTTCCGCGTTGATGCGGCACTGGGATGAGTATAGGCAGGGCAATCTTATAGACCCGGATTCAGGGTTGTCACACATGGCGCACTTTGCTTGCAACGCTTTGTTCTTGCTGGCGTTGTCACTATCTGAAAGGGGCGATAAATGAAGGTTTATGAAAGGGCTGTGATCGGGTCTGTTTTCAACCTGATTTTGAGATCGGCGGGCGTTGCTGTTGTCGTGTATATCATTTGCAAGGCTCTGGTTCATTTTGGGATAATTTAGCCGGATGCACTGATTCAAGGTCGGCTCCACACGGGGCCGCCGGGAATGGAGTTCGGGAAATGAGCTTGACATTTTATTTGATAGCGAACCGACCAACGAATGTTTTTAGCGGCAACATAACTCATAACCTCAATACTATGGCCAGCGCAGCAGGAATATACAAGTGTTTGTGGCGACCTGAAGAGGCAGGCGTCAAAAAGGCTCATGACCTTATCGCGCCGCTGGCAATAGGCCTCAAAAGGCTCCGTGATGAACCCGATTTTTTCAAGGGCATGAACCCTGACAACGGGTGGGGAGATTACGACGGTTTGGTCAAGTGGGTAGAGGAGTTGCTTAACGCTTGCGTCGAAAACCCTGACGCGACAATATCGGTGCATAGATAATCTTAAGGAGGCCAAATGGTGAACACAGATAAATGGAAAACAGCGTCGCCAGAAGTCTTCAGATTGGCGGCTAGATTGCTAAGGATGGCTGGTGATATATTTTCAAATCGAGGTTGCAACTCCAATCCGGAAGAAACCTTTGAAAATCCGGATGACGAAATAGAGCTGTACAGGGTATGGATACAAGAAGAAGACCCTGATGATTATACCCCAGATGTAGTCGGCTCAATGCAGGATTATTTTACGGCTCATTATTTAGCAGGCCTCTTTGATTTGCTCGCAGATAACATGCAGGATGTAGCAACGCCTGAAAACGCAACCACAAATACAACTTCATTCGCCCCTGAATTGCGGAGTATTTACAGGGACGCGGTTGCCAAAATCAAGGCCATCCTGCCGGATTACCGCCCGGAGCGGATAAAACTTGATATATATCTCAACGATTATGACAAGAACGATATGCTTGTTTTTGATGGATATTGCGAACAAGCATCTGACGAAACGTATATTCACAGGAGCCTCCACGGAGATATCGTGGCGGGGAGAAATATATAGCATGGAAATAAGACAGGACGGCAATGGCGGCTTGACAATCTCACTCTCTAATCATGATCTGGCTGGCATCCGGTCAGTATGCAGGATAGGGGAGACGCCGCGCAAATTTGTCAGGGATGCTATCAAGGCGATGATGAGGGTTCGCAAGCAGGCCGCAACAGTCCGGTACGGCTCAAGCAGGCCTAAACCTGACATCCGCATACGGGCCGCTACCGAGGTAGGGATACTCAAAAATGAGTGTATAGACGGTTTTGTCAAGGGGCGTAAGTGGTGAGGATTTCGGGTGCGCATAACAGAAACATGTTGACTTTTTCCGGCGATATGCTATTGTAGCTTCAGCCTTGTTCATCGCATAAGCCTGTCCCGTCTTAGAGGTTCCGATTCCCCTGCATGGTTGATAGTGTTTATGCACCCAATTCAAGCGCGTTCCGGCTCCACCCGGTTCGCGCTTTTCCTTTTTGGTGGGGTTATACCGGCGGCCAGATGTCCATTGACAGCATTATCGCCCCGGAATAATAAAAATCATTATCAGGCAACTCATTGATATTATATTTAAGTTTAAACTGTACCGGGTTATCCTCTGCCCGGTACACGACAACAGCCCCAAGTGTTTCGCCGGGACTGGCAATGTCCAGCTTATACAACGCCCCGGCAATTTCAGACTGCGCCACCAGTTTATTCACTGTAGATTTTTTCTGGCTCCCCATGTCATCCACGCTTTCGAGCGTGATCGGGCGGCCTTTTTGGGATGGGCGCGTGTAACTCTGCCGATGCGTTCCGCCGGAAATTGTCTCGGTAGCGCTCCCGATAATCATTGACCAGCCGTATTCGTCGGTCCATGTCATATCCTCATCCAGTACGACCGCCGTATCTGTCAACAGGGATATCCCGGCAGTATTGCCGGTGTCTATACGCGTTATGGTTGTCGTCATGCCGTCACCTCCACAATTTCGCCCTTACCTGTTGCGGGGGCGATTACCGTATATTGTCCGCCCTGCCTTGACAACAGAACGCTATCGTTCCGGCGGTATCCTGCGATACCTGCTACGGCATAGAGCAGCGTCCCGGATTTGAGCTTGATATCATAAGTTCCAGCCGCAGCGCCCGCCCTCAGGACCGCCCCCTGTATCATCGCCGGGGCTTTCTTAGTGACGCTGCTATCTGCCAAATCCTTGATTTGTTTTGTTATCATGGCGCTGTATATACCTCCGCTATCATATCTCCCCAGATTTCTCCGGGCGCCCCTGATATACTGTATGATTTGACCCTCATTTTTTTTGCCGATAAGCCTAGGCGCGTGCATGTGACGCTGATGATAGCGCCCGGAAGGACCATCGCCCCACGATGCGGAACCCGCAACGTATAAGCCTTGACCCGCCAATACCCCGCTTTCTCCGGGTCGTCAAGTTCTCGCTGTCCTCTTGATACACACATTTCTTGCGTCCGGCACAGCGACGCCGTGATGGTTTCAGCCGAACGGTCCCCGGCACCCCTCTTGATCCTAACTATCATGAACGTACCCCAAAAAATTCTACACCGCGAAAAAAGAAATATATGCCCATCTCGTGTCCATCAAGGATATATCTAAACTCGATTCTGTCTATATCGGCAGTTTGCCCGGACAGTTGTATCTCGAATTGATAGACCCATTCACCGTTGCGGAAAACTTCTGGTGGAGATGTACTATAATCATTGAGGCCTATCTGGTTGCCGTCCTTGTCCCTTACAATAATATATCCCGGCTCCTGAAAGGATATATATACCCTGCATTTCGAGGGCCTGAACCCGGCCCACCAGTCTCCATCTGCGCTGACATAAATGACGTCGCTATCGGAATAATCATTCCACTGTTCATCCCATGACTCATCGAAGGTTATAGTATATCCCGCTTCGTACTCGTCTTCAGACGACATTATTCCCGGCGGATACGGTATCATCGGGTCAGAAACGGCCCTATAAAAGACTTGGCCTACCATCCCTATAGCTTTGTGCCACTCCGGAACGGCGGGCATAATCATGTCTATGATAGCATAGTCAACTATCAGACCGTAAGGCTGCATATCAATAACGTCCCCGGAAATCCCCTGATTGTCGTTGACATATGTGATCCCGATAGACGTAATCGGCTCGCCGGAAGAATTAAGCGGGGTCATATCAATAATGTAGTCCGTCATGGCGTCTCCGCAGGGATTGTGATATTATCGTTGATAAGATCATCTGTATCTGTATCCTGATAATCTGTTTTTGTTGCCCTGATTGCATATTCCCGGCCCACCTCTACGTCCACCAGCGTGATCCAACCGTTTGCGTCGGTTGTCCCTACTGATGCCCCGTCAAGGTAGACTGTGACCCCGGGAAGCCAGACCTCTGTTGTCCCACGTTCGCGGAACCGTATCGGATAATCCCTGAGAACGGGCGCTGGCGATGGGTCAACGGCCTCGAAAGATACTGACGCCTCCCCGGATTCGTCAAAAAAATAAAAGGTGACCGAATGTGCCCCCAATGCCGACGGCGTTACAATAAAATCATAATACAGCACAACATAGGTTACTTCAACCGTCCGTAGCCTGTCATCTGCGTACAGGGCGTTGTAGTAATCCTTGACGCCGTTCTGGTCGGTCATTGAGTACTGCCCTGCGCCCCATTTAAGCTGGATTGATTCGGTTTTATTTTCCCATCCGCCAGCCCCGGCGCTTGCTGATAGCCCGGTATCAGTTACATCCCACGCCCACCGGATATCCGGGGGCTGGTCAGTATGATACTCATATACCCTGACTATGCACCCTGTATTGATATTGACAGGAGTTTCGGAAATTATTTTTGCACTAATGTATGACGCCGGTGGTGTGACTGCAACCACAGAAAAAGAATATGTGGCCATCGCCGTGTCATCATCAAAAAGAAAAGCTACCTGATATTCACCAATTTCGGTCGCCGTTATCTCATAGTCCTTGTATCTACACTGATACGATACGGCCTTGTCCGAAAATGGTTTTTCAGCATCTGCCGGGACATCAATCTCGGTAAACCCTGACAAATTTGGCTTCGACGTGTTACCCCTGCCGTATTGCAGGTTGACAGTTTCATCTATAGTTTTGGTCCCCGACCCTGCCGCAATCTCCGTCAATACATCAGTGTCTTTATAGATATCTATCCCGGCATTATCCGCCGAATAATAATAGACTCTGACGGTATGAGGCACGTCAGGCGTTATGGCCGCGCTGCCGTCATGTCTTTCTGCGGAGAGATACGGTGACGCCTTCGTGTTTTCATCGTCTATGTCAACGCCACCAATGACCGTTATTGCATTATAGGCCCCGCCGGCAACTGTTGCAGAATTGAACTGAATAATATCGTCATCATCGGTATAGACTGCCACCGCGCCCGGAGCTTCCGTATCCACGGAAAAGGCCGCGACCAATAGTGATCCGTCTGGTTGCGGATATAATTCTGCGCCGATTTCTTCAGCGAGAAGCGCTATTATGGCGATTGGCGTCATGTTATCAACTGCCAAGTCTCCCGGCAAAATATCATAATTCAGGGCCGTCCACGTTACCGCCGGAGCGCCTGCCGGCAGATGATCGGACGCCTGTAGATAATCAATAATATCCTGTACGGTACACACGCCTGACGACTGCCAAGGATGCGGCGCGATTGGGGCTATAGGGTTTTCCGGGTCTTGACTGCATGTCCCGGTGGCTGCATCCCAGACGCCTCCAGATGCCTCACAATCAGCCTGCGCATAGCATTTATCGTAATGATAATTTGCACACGTCGGGGCCGTATTGTCCGTATCGGATATTGTCCCGGAGAATCCCTCTCCCCACAGCGCCTGCAAAGACCGGCCAGAAATATTGAATGTAAACGCCCGTGCCGTAACGGTTTCGCCGCGTTCCTCAATCAGGAACAGGTACGCCGTGCCGTCAAGAGTGATCTTGCACCGCCCGACGCCGGGGTCAATATCGGGGTCACAAATTGAAAAAAAATCGAGGCCGGTGATGGATAGACTGAAGTCCCAACAAAACGCGCCGGATTCCTTCATGTCTATCCCCCACCCGTCCGCAGCCTCCGTTATATCTACCCATATCCCGGCCACGTCACGGATTTCAATTTTGCATGTATGGGTGTCAGTCATGACTATTCCGCCGCCGTGTAAAGATCAGCCTCGGCCTTACGACGGCGGACAAGGCCTGGCAATTTTTTGCCGCCAGCCTTGACCCATTTTTTGAATTCAGCAGGGATGTCTCTGTGATCCGGCGATATGCGAATTTTTTTCAGCAAGGTGGATTCGGAAAAATGCCCCCATCCGACATTAAAAATAAAGGATATCAGCGCATCATACTGGTTCTGGTTCAGATCAAAACCAAGTCGGTTAAGATTTTCCTCAACCGGCCACAAATCCTGATCCAGAAGGTTTTCGGCCTCTTCATTTGTAATTGTCTGGCCCGGCAAAACTTTCCGGGTATGGCCATATCCTATTGTCCATATTCCAGCCGGGCATTTGTATGCTTTCAAGCGGCATCCCTCAAATTCACGGATAATTGCCATGCACTTTTCGCTTGCCTTCATGTAGTTTCCCACTATAACTTATCCTTTTTTATCGTGGCATGACCCTTCGATCTCTCTGCATTGCCTTTTTTAGAGTTCCCAAAACGTCTACATCCCCGTAAACCGGGTATCCACTACCATCTTTGTTAAGATCAACTGACCCAAGATTTTTAACCTTAGAAGCAAAATCGAGGCCAGAAGCATTTACTGCGACTTTTGGCGTTATCGTATCTAAGGACGCTGCAATATTATCCGGGATGTTTCTAAACGCTGAAAAGTCAACATCCATGACGGCCTGCGGAATCGCGCTGGCAAAACCGGCAACACTTGCTGTCATATCTTTCAGCTTCTCGGACAGTGGCTTGGTCGGGCTGCCCGTTCCGGTCATGTTGACATTGAATTCCGCGCCCTCTTCAATTTTTTTCTTCAGGTCCGAAATAGCAGCTTCGGCCTTGCTGATCTGGCCCGACATATCGCCGAACGAAGCGGTGAATTCAGCGCCCTTGTTAGTATCATCCTGTAATCCGTGCATCTTGTCAAGGACATTCGTAATCGTTTCGGTCAGTGGTTTTTTGGGTGATGCGGTTCCGGTAAATTTGACATTCGCCTCGTATTCCATTCTTTCGAGTCTTTTTTTGGCTGCCGAATATTCCTTCATCGCATCGGCTAACTTGCTTTTAAGCTGCGCGACTATCTCACCAGAGTGAGCGTCTGTGTCATTTTTATAAAGTTCAATCTGCTTTGAAAATGTTTGTATTTGGGACTCATACAAACTTGCAAGCTGTTCTATTTTGACCTTGGCTCCTGATGTATCTACCGACGGCACAAACGGCTCTTCAACTGCTGCCTTGGCTTCGGTCACTGCTTCAACGAGAGAGGTTTTTATCTCATCTCCCAAGGCCGCTATGGTTTCTGAGAGTTTTTCGGAAAGCCCGTCCAACATGGACTGCATGGAGTCGCCCATCGTGGCCGTCATATTTTTCAGATTCTCAACGACAGCCTGTGTTGCTTCTAGCTGTTGCCTTGCGACTTCCTGTTGCGCTTCGAGGCTTTGTTTTTGCCCCTGCAAAGCCTCTTCAGCGCCTGCGCCGGTGTCGGCAACGAGTTGCATCATAGACGCAAAAATATCACTATTTTTGTCTTCTATGCTTCCGGCAAGACTTTCCGCAAGGGACTGCGCTTCCAGCATCAGGGATTTTGATTTCTCAAAATTACCGGCGGCAAGCTCTTCCTGTGCCCGGTAATACAACTCATCTGCATGAGCCTTGTCATCCAGCAGCCGTTCGTACTCATCCATCCCGGATGCGTCCTGATTGAGCTTCCGCATCTTCTCCGCTGTGGATTCAGCGACGCTGGATAATTCGGATTCGATGCTGGCGATCTGGGACCCGAATCCGCTGATCTGGCTGGACAGGCTCTGGATCATGGATTGCCCTGAGCTTATAACGTCAGCGGCCATATTCCGGGCTGCATCAACCTGCGCCTGCATGGTGTCGGCAAAGTCTTGGCCGTATGCCTGCAAGCCCTCTGTCATCTTGCCGAAAGTATCAGTACTGCCTGATGACAGGCTCTCCACCATCTGCTGGCCATACAATTTCGCGTTGCCAGCGACATTTGCCATGTCGCTTGACATCCCTGTGGTTGTCGCCCCGAACTCTGATCCGGTCTGGTTTGCCGCGCCTGTAACGCCCTTCATGGCCTCGGAAAATTTGCCTGAGTAGTCAGATATCCCGCGCTGGAGATCGGTGTACAGGCTTTTAAAAGTGCTGGAAACCATGCTTGCCGTCTGCTGAAAATTGCCGTACTCCCCCTCGAAAGATACTGATCCGGCCAGCTTTTGGCTTTCAAACTTGTCCTGTAACGCAGCATATTCGGAAAGGATTTCCTGCGTTGCCGCCGTATACCCCTGCGGTCCTGATCCGGTGTCCCCCTTGACCTCAACGGTTGATGTTATGGGCTTTGCAGCGAGCTGCTGGAAATCAGTCATGAGCTTTGACACATTTCCCATTGTTTCGGTCAGGCCGCGCTCAGGGGACGCCTTACCTTTAAGCTCCACTGTGGTCTTGACATCAGAGACCTGCTTCCGCAATGCGTCTATTTTTGATTTCACCTCATTGATTGCGGCATCAAACCCGGATGTGTCAAGATCAAGCTCGACCATGCCGTGTTTAATATTAGCCATTCGGTCCTCAATGTGGTCAATACCAGCCAACACCTCTTTTTCATTTGAATCAATTTTGAGTTCCGGAATCGCAAGTTTTGAAAGGGTCTGATTAAGATCATTGATACCCTTCGCCATTCCGTCAATCTTTGATGTAGCGTCGCCTACGGATTCAGCGGCGGCCTTGTTCTGAGAGTCGAGTTCACCGGCGACAGCTTTAAGGCTGTCTTTCTGACGGATTGCAGCGCCCTCTATACCTATCTGAGCTGCCTTTATGAGGTCTATTGCCTTAGTAGTCGCTGCGCTCTGGGATATCATTTCGGTCCCGTTTTCAGTTATTGCATTCCCCAGCCCCGAAGCCTTGTCCATAGCCTCGTTATACATTTCAATCGCCTGCTCAGAATTTTCGACCCCCATCGCCCCCGCTGCGGTAATCAGCCGCTGAACCTCGGCTATCTTGTCCTTATATGCGTCATAATCTGACATTTCTGCCCGGCGCAAATCAGCGATCTTGCTTTGAGCGGACAGGCGGCTGTTAGCTGCGGCCTTGTCCATTTTGAGCATTTCATCGGATATTTTTTTGCTTGCGGCGGCAACGTCTTTCAGGGCGGCTTCTTTATTTTTTTGAGCCGCCTTAAACTCCTTGCTGTCTTCACCGTAAACTTTTTTGACTGCGGCGTTGCTCTCCGTAGCGATCCGGAGCGCGTCGGTGCTGTATTTTATCTCAGCCTGTAGCTTTTCGGTCAGGGCCTCATTCGCCGTCAGGACACCTTTGCCCTCAAGCATTTCAATATCCGCGATGTGCTGTTCCATCACGGCTTTGGCCTGCTCGCTTTTTTCTTTTTGTACGGCAAGATATTCGGCGACTGATTCCCGCGCCGCAGCGGTTGCCGCTCTTGCGGCTGCTTTTTCGGCTGCGGAAACCTTATCGGCTGCTGCCTCTGCATCGGCTACCCGTGTTGCATTTGCGGCAGCATCAGCGGCCAGTCCTTCGGCAATCAGGGCAGACCTTCCGGATGCGGCGGCGACGCTGGCGGCTGTTGCTTCTGCTTCCGAGGCTCCCTTATTTTTGATACTGAGGATTGTTGCCTCGACCTCGGCGCGGTATGCGGTCTCAGCGTCAATACTGGCCTGTATTGCTGCGACTTCCTCCATATCGCCAGTGGCCTCGTTCCACGCCTTCCGAACCTCCAGAAAACCGGTCTTGATTAAGGATATCTGGCCGTCGATCATCCCGAACGCAATCTGGACCGATTCCCCTACCGTGATCGGGAAAAGGCCAAAGGCGTCCGAGGCAGATATTAATTTGCCGACCTGCCATCCGGCAAAAAACGCACCGACTGCGGCCCCGGCAACCGTGAGAGCGTTGCCCAAAGACGCCGTACTCACGGATAATATGTTGGTGTCCGTGCTTGCGGTCTGAACGTGCTTAAGGTATGTAACCCATGAGCCGAGGCCCATAGCCGCGTTGGTAAGGGCCATTGCGCCCTGAACGATACCCAACGCTACACTAAGGGTTTTAAGCCCAACTGCCACGCCGACTATTTCAGGCGACCACCTGATAAATGTGTCTATCACCGGGGCCATGCTGGTAGCTACTGCCCCGGCCTTGGACAAAAAGGCCTCGATGTACTCTACAGCGTCCTTAAACGCGGCGACAAATGCCCCGGACCATTTTTTAATTTCGCCTGAATCGCTTAATCCTTTGACGACCTCGATAGCCTCACGGACTTTGCCCGTCAGGAAGACAACAGCTTCCGTCGCGTCGCCTTCCAAACCTTTCCCGAAGGCAATTTTGAAGCCCTCGACAGCGCTTAACAGCGCACGGATTGCGCCGCCTAACCCGGCCTCCATCTGCCCGGCTATACGGTCTGTTGTCCCGCCAGCATTATCAATCGCAACAGTTAGACGATCTATATCCGTTACTGCACCGGCAGCCGCAACGGCAGCCGTAGCCGTAAACTTGCCAAAAATTGCGTCGGCTGTGGTAAGATCAAGGCCAGCCGCGCCTAAATCCTTGATTACCGGGATAAGCCCTCGGAACTTACCCTCGGAATCCCTGAGCGTTATACCAAGATCGTCAAGAGTTTTTTTGGCTTCCGCTGTCGGGGCTTGCAACGCGAGCAACATCCGCTTGACGGCGTGTCCGCCCTCCGCGCCCTTGATACCGTTGTTTGCCAGCGCTCCCAAGACTACGGCTGTCTCTTCCAGCGATTGGTTGGACCCCTTCGCAGCCGGACCAGCAATCTTAAAGGCTTCGCCCAACTCCATGACGTTTGTGTTTGCGGATGTAGCGGCCTTGGCCAGTACGTCGTTGACCCGTGCGAGGTCAGAGATTGGGAGTTGCAGGCCGGACAGGACATTGGTTGCGATATCGGCAGCTGCCCCTAAGTCCATCCCCGCCGCTGCGGCAAGATTGAGGACGCCCGGAAGCGCCGCCATTGCCTTGTCTGCGGAAAATCCGGCCATTGCCAAAAATTTCAGGGCTTCGGCGGCTTCGGAAGCTGAATACCGGGTTTCAGCGCCCATTTTTTGGGCAAGCGCCGTCATGTCCGCTATTTGCTTTGCCGTCTGTTCGACCGACATTCCGGCGTCATAGGTGATAGCGCCGACGGTTCGCATCACATCATCAAAATTTGCAAAGGTGCTTACGACATCCTTTAAGGCCAGTCCTGCACCCAAGCCGCCCAGAACATTTTTGAGGTTCAAAACAACAGAGGCCGCTCCATCAGCGGCCCCCTTTATTTTGTCAAGGTTGCCGACAATAGCCGCCAGCCCCGCCTTTGCGTTGTCCTTGAGAGTTACAAGTATCTCTAATTTATTATCGTTTGCCATTCAGCGCCCTGCTTATATCCTGATCCATCCGCAAGATGGCCGCCATTGGATTTGGCTTTCCGGCGGCTTGTCTGCTTCCGGACCTCTTCGGCTGTGGTTTCGGCTTCATAAATTTTTCCCACTTCTGTTCGTCCGCCCACGCGCCCATCCGGACGGCGGTCGCCAGTTCGCGCATGTCATCGCCCTTGCTGTCCGCAAGCTCCTGTAAGGCGATCTGAAAAAAATCCCATCTATATTCCCACGCGCCCGTATGCCCGTGCCTTATGAGGCAGGCGACGGAACGGCAGAGGGATTCCCAGAGGCTTTTACATCCGCTGCCTTGATTGCTGCCGCGCTTGCCATTGCCTCCCTTACCTTCCGGTACAAAAAATCATTCACCTCTATCAGCGCCTTCCAGAGTTTCCCCACATCGTCAAAGGTCAAATTCCCAAATTCTTCCGGCGTGATATCCGTGCAGCGTTCGAGAATTGTCTCTGTTTCGCTGTCTATCCATTTTAGGATCGCAGCGTTGTCGGTGAGGTCAACGAGACTGCCGGATGCCAGCTTGACGGCATAGTCCCGGATGTGCTTGACGCGGAGGGGGCTGATGGTTTTTGTCGCATTGATAGAGTCCAGCTTGATAATTTTGTCCATTTTTTTTAATCTCCTGATATATTAAGGGCCGGTGATTCCGGCCCGGTGTAGTTAAACTATGCTACCACTGCATCTATGAGCATAGTCCCAAAAGGAGCGGTTGTGTCAGTGCTTTTCAGAAACGTCCCCTCGAACTGGATAGTGATAATATCATCGCTGATATATGACATTGATCCTGTCGGCGACATTTCGACAAGTTGTTCCCTGACCAACAGACCCGGCCCTGAAGGGTTGTCGCCGACAAATGTCAGACGGCCCTCAAGTTTTGTGGTAACATACGGAGTGAGCTTTTTGTACGTGACGCCTGCGGCATTGAATGTCCCGGCGACGGCCTGACCTATCATGCCGGACCCCGGAAGGATTTCGAGGCGACCTGCTGCGGCGTTGACAGCGTAATCAGTCCCCTCGACCATCCCGGCAGGTGTCGTGATTGTAACGTCAGTCACATAGACCTTGCCCAAATCATGAAGGCTGTTGACCACCGCGTCATCTGCGGCAATCGTGATTGTCCCGGCCCCGGCAGTTACTGCAACCTGCGTCACATCTACCGACCCGGCGAGGTTGTATCTCTGAAGGTTTTCGGCTGAGCATTCGTCAAGCGTTATCGAAAATGTCGGGGTAATACTCTTGATGACTGATTTGTCAAGCACCCGGAATCCCGACCCAGTAGAAAAATGCTCGCTCTTCTCGGTTGCAACGTCGCTCTCGAATGCAGTGAGATTCCCAAGATTGAGATTAGGTCCGTAACTCCCGTCTGCGGCTTTAAGGGCAAAATAGGCATAACCACTGCCTACCATGATATGATTTTCTGGACTTCTATTGGGCATTTTTTATTCCTTTTCGGTCCTGTTTATTGAGTTTTTTGTTCTTGATGCGGGGACAAAACTTACGACCCCCGCTTTTTCCAACTGCTCGGCCAGACCCTCCGGCAATATAACCCGGTCGCCGGCCCTGAATTCCTTCGGGATTTTCCTCCCGCCGGAGTCCTCATAATAACTGAGTGCGTTTCCGGGATTGATAATACAATCCATCTACATCTCCTTACGGCATGACCGCCGTGCTTAATTGATATTCCGCGACTGCGATGCAAAGCCCCATCTGCTTTGAATGCGCCACGATTTTTTCAGATTTGAGTATCATCGCGCTCAATCTGTGGCCGGACGCTGTGGCGACTATCTGCCGGTTTAAGGCCGCTCTGATACTCTCCAGCAGTGTGTAGACTCCCAAATTTCGGGAGTCACCGCGCCTCTGTGATGCCTCTCCCCTGACATTTTTTGCAGCAGCGTAAACCCTGACTGTCAACTGCCGGTTGTCCCGGTTGTTTATCTGAGAGCTTATCATCTCTTCAATCGCAACAAATATCGCAGGGAATACCAGTGCCTCTATCGCAATCGTTTCCGGGTCAAAGTCGCCGTTATACCCGTCGAGCGCCCGAATGCCAAGGGTCGCCTTGAGTGGTATCAGCTTATCCAGTATTGCGTTTTCGATTTCGGCATAGGTTATGTCCATACTCAAAATCCCGTCATAGTAGACCGCGTAAACACCCGGTCCCCGGCGTCAACCTGCGATGTTCCGCCGGATACAGTCTCGGCTTCAGGGATCAGATCAATCTTGCCCTCGGCAATCTTGGATAAAAATTTTATCCAGTTGTCGTATTTTCCGATAATGTGTTCCGGAGGTCCGGCACTCTTGCGGGAATACATGTTATAGACAGTCAAATCAACAGCGCACGGCTTGAGGACAGGCACGGCTGTTGTGACTGGTACCGGATAACGAGTTGCCAAATACCCATCAATTTCTGCGCACGCTGATGAAATAGCTACATCAATGACGGTCTGGTCAACATACCCCTCATTGTTATCATCAGATAATTGTATCAGCGTAGATTCATCTATCTTGGCTACCAGATCGTTATAATCACAATACATATTAATCCTCTCCGACTTCATAAAATGCGGATTCAGGCAAGACTACTTCTTTACGGATATTGTGGAGCGGGACGTGGATATATACCGTCGCGCCCTGAACGATTTCCCAGTAGATTTCCTGCCGGGTGTCATCCCAAGACGCCGGTATCTGTTGCCCCGAATAATACCGCCCGCCCACATTCAGAGGTAGAACCTTGATCCGGGCATAGGCATTTGAAATATCCTCTTCCGTCAACCGGCCAGCGCCGCTGTAGCTTGCGAGTGGCACTGAAACCCGGCAGTCAGAAGCATGATCCGGAGCTGGGACACTCTCTGCTTGCGTGTCCCCGTAAACAGTTATGGATGTATCTCCGGAAACAGTCACGTCAACCGGAGCAAATACATACCATGCCTGATATGCCAGAACTTGATAGTCGCCGTCGTTGATCGCCATTCGGAAAATTCCGGCGGCATCAGAATACCCGGAAAACAGCAGGACGCCACCAGCCCTGACCGAAACCCGGACATCAGGGACCGGCGTGGTCGTGCCGGTCTCGTAAAACTGGACCGTCAGGATGCGGCTGCCAGACGGGACCAGCGCCGAAACGTCGGCTTTGAAATCGTCCGGGCTTGTGACCGGCGTTGCCCCAACATACCCAACCGTAACCGGCTCGGTTATCCCGCGCTCCGAATAATCCCAGATAAGCCCCGGAAGGCCCGAAAAGTCCGCCTTGAAATCGCCGGGGCCAGATACGGATACATTATTAACCGACCCGATATTGACGGTCTTGTCGGTATATCCCCAGACATCGGCGGGGACGCCGGATAAATCCACTACGGCCTCCGGGCAGGCCTCCTTGAAAGCATCGGCATTATCAGTATTCGCAAGTGTCCCGGTGACATCCAGCTTGGAGAGCCGGGCCTCTGTAGTAATAGATAGGATCGTATCGGCCTGATCGTATGTTGCGAATACTGCCGTATTGATTGCTGCCTCAACATAGATATAGTCGATATAAAATGCGGTCGCCGTATCAAGGCTTGCACCAGAAAACTTGACCTTGACATTACCGGTATCACTAACATGATATTGATTAAAATTAACTGACTTGATCACATCATCAGTTGAATGCACAAAATCGCCTGAAATAGGGGAAACGTGGTCATACGATAGTGTATTATAGTTGTAGGCATATATATCTATGCTATCTTCAAAAGGAGCTATCCCCTCGACAAGCCGCCCGTGAACGGTGAGAGAAACTGGTGACCGCTGTAGGCCGATGTTAAAATCAACTTCAAAATCTATCGCATTAGATGCGGCGGCGACCGAATAATATGTCTCGTCGTGTGTATTTGTATTTGTTATTAATCCGGCGGGTGTTCCGGCATTAACTGCCACGGAATCGGCTACAAAAGTGATATTGGTCTGAGTCAGGACCGCCTGTTCAATTTCCGACAAAATCAACTGTGATGTTTCTTCCAGCGCCAAGCCGTCTGTGATGGCCGTTGTCGCTATGGCCCCACTGGTTATATTGAGATTATCAAGATAACCTGCCCTGACGTCTGTGAGGCGTCCTGTGAGCGCCGCTAAACCGCTTGTGACGCCAGATATATCGGCTTTGCAGGCCTCGGTATTACTCACTATCACTGTATCGGTCGCCGGATCAAAAATAGAGAGACCGGAAACGTCAGCCTTAAAACTGGCCGCGTTGACAGCACACCATATCTCCTGTTTCGCGGCTGTGATCCCGGCAACCGTCATTTCCCACACAAACAGATATTGTTTGCCGACCGTAAATGCGGTTTTGGAAATTTTTGCCGCCCATAATCCCGTCTTTGACGCGATCTGGGCAGGTGTGAATGGGCTACCGGTGATCGCCGTCCCCGCAATCGTGGCGACGCTGCCGTCAATCTCGTACACGGCGAGACTGTAGGCTGTCGGGTCGGTCTTGGCCCCGTCTGCGGAGCTGCATTGCACCGCAAACAAAATGTAATCGCCAAATATATCTGGATAAAAATATCTCATTTCACCGTCCTGCCATCAAATCCATCTATCAAATTTTTTCCGGGCGGGGCTATTGCCATCATTGCTATATGTAACGCCGCCACATCGATACTGGTTGTGTGCCAGATTCCGGCGGCCTTGCATCCCGCATTAGTACAAAGATAAGATTGCTGATTTGTATATGAAGTTCCTGCACCGCTTGCAACAAGAACACCATTTATCCATAATTGTTGTGAGTTATCTGTAAATTTTTTGTAAATAAAAGTTGTATCTGTATTGTAATATGATGTTGCTGGCAGGAGGCGACTTGTGTATGCAGTATTG